CTCTTGACTAAAGCCCATACCTGGTTTGACAGGTAGCCGGTGAAACGACGCGATCTCCTTCGAGTTCAGCTCGGAGCAGAGCACCCGCTCTACGATCTGATCCACGATGGAGACCGACATAATCAATCTCACACGGCCTTCCTCCAGTTTCTTGGAGGAATGGGGCTCGTTCTTGACAAAGATCCTTATGGGATCACACAATCCTGCTTTGACTAGCTCTTCAGCCGTCATCTCTACACACTGTAATGTACACAAAGCTTTTAACCTCCGCATCACACACCCCCAAACAATCCCCCGATATTCCCGCATGAGTACGCCGTTACTTGAAGCAAGTTTCATCCATGGAACGCCTGGTGAGGCGTCCATGTTTACGCTTGTCTCGATTCGCAACGCATCACGTAAGAGAGCAAATCCCTCAGGAGAGTATAGGCCTTGGCTCCACTCTCCGAAGAGACTCGCTGTCTCGTCAGCTCTGCATGAATGCTGTCGACTCTTGCTTGCAAAGTCTTCGAGGAAGGTTGTGTATTTTGCTCGGGCGCAGCGTCCTTCCCAGCTTTCGTCGTGCGCTTGGGCACGCTTGGCTGCTTGGATACTGAAGCTCCGCTTTTCTGCTGTCGACCCCCGGCCTGGCCAGGCGAACCCGAGCTCCTTTGACCAGAGCTCGTTTTCTTTTGGCGAGGACGGCGTGTGGAACCGGCAGGAGCTGAATCCACACCGGTCCCATCCGTCGGCCCAGACGGAGGTTTGTTCGCACCACTCGTACTCCCCAAGTTGTGAGAGTTGTGAGTAACCCCAGCCGAGTGATCTGGGGCCTTCGCATTTCCCGAGTTCGGGACTGCTATGTTGTTCGCCGCGTCACCGACAGCTGCCGCCGCCGGTCCCGCGCGTGTCAGCGTCTCCGCATCCACGCTAAGCGCACTAACATTGCGCCGCACTCCGAACTCTAAAGACGTCCGACGCCGCTCTGCAGCGGCACCGAACATCTCATCGACCACGGAGGGCGACGCACAGTTCCGTCCAGTGTTACGCGACTCAAACAGCGGAAACTCGGGCAACTCGTCGTCGTCCTCGTCCACGCAGTCAGACCATCGTCGGCCGCGGCACTCCCAGTCAGGGTCCGAACGCACCGAATATTCGCCCCTAGAGGCGCG